TCAAGCCTTCTTAGCTTCTTGTTTTTCTATAGGGTTTTCGGTTTCAGGCATTTCCGGTTCGGGACTATTCCGGGACTCTGAGTCAAGCGCGGCCCGCAAATCCTCCTCGAGGGCGTGGGCGTAACGCATCGTCGACCGGATGTCCTTGTGCCCGAGCAGGCTCTTGGCGAGCAGGAGATTTCGGCCCCTCCGCACGAGCTGCGTGCCCGCATCATGCCGGGCCGTATGGATCAGACACCGCGCGCTCACCCCGGCGCGCCGTGCAGCGGCCCTGAGCCGCGAATGAAGGGCGCCGTAGCTCACCTCGACGAGCTTGCCCGCTGGGGTTTCCTCAAACCATATCGAAGACAGCTGCGCCTCCTGGGCGCGGCCGACCCGCGCCGCGATCTCCCGTCCGTCATCCTTCCGGATCGGCAAGACGTGCGGCACATCCCCCTTGCGCGCCTCGAGCCTCAGCCGCGGCCCGTCCGGGTCGTAGGCGCGCGGGGCGAAGAACAGCTCATTGAACCGCAGGCCGTAGGTCAGCAGCAGGCGAAGCGCCAGCCGGGAGACCGGTTCGCACGCATCAAGCCAGTCCTGCCGCTCTTCACTCGTGAAATACGCGATCCGTTCGGGCGGCTCTTTCAGCCGCAGATCCTTCCACGCGATCGCCGGCAGGCCCTTCACGCCCCATTTCAGTGCAGCGCGGCGCAGGATGGGACGCAGGGTTTCGATAACGTCGCGATTCACAGTCGCGTTCGATAGCGGGTAGCGCTTGGCGCTGCGTCCCTTGCCGCGCCTGTAGGTCTCCCCCCGGCGCTTCTCGATCGCCTTGGCGACCGCGGGGCCGTCGATGTCGACGAGAGGAGTTTTCGGGCCAAGCAGGCGAAGGACGGTCTCGATGCGCAGCTCGACCGTGCGCGATCCCGCGCGGCGGTGGCCGACCTCCTCCCACCAGCGGCCGGCCGCCTGGTCGAGGGTCATTCCCTTGGTGTGATCGATCTTCCCGCCCGATTCGGCGGCTTCGCGTCGTTTCAGGATCTCGACGCGCTCGGCCGCACGCCGCGTCGTGACCCCGGTCGAGCCGTGAAATCGTACACCTTGCCAGACGAAGTCGTAGTGCCAGAACGGGCTTTTCCCCGGCTTGTAGACGGACATTGCGTCTCCGATTCCTCCCGCTCGAGATAGTCGCGAAGGTCGCGCTCGCCGTAGCCGCGCTCCCTGCCGCGCCGGCGCGCCCGGATGATCCCCGCTTCAGTCATTCCCCGCAGCGTCTTCTCGTCAACCCCGATCACGCCCGCGCACGTCTTCGCATTGATAACGAGCCGGTCGGCAAAGACCTTCGCCAGCAGCGCTTCGGTGGCCGCGCCGAGCCAGATATGCGCAGGGGCGGGGGTCATGCGACCATCCACTTCGGCGGCATCGGTATGTCGGCCGCCAGCGGCCGCCAGATGTGGAGACAGTAGGGATGAACGCTGATGTGATCGGTGGCCGGCAGATGAAGCTGAAATGCGACTACATCGCCCATGGTCCGCTTCTTCACCCACTCCATCTCGATCCAGTTCGGGCAGCGGTGAGGCGTAGACACGCTCACATGCTCCCAGCCTTCGCCCGTCGAGGCGATGACATGAAGCGGCGCGCCGCAAGGCCCGCGCCCCACGTCGAACGCGCCGTTCTCATTATCACCTATCAATCCGCGAAACCGGATGCGCTGAGCCACCTTGTCGAGTTCGGATAGGTTCATGCCGCCCTCGCGTGCTCGACAGCCCAGCCGCCCCACTGGTCGGCCATTGCCGCTGCGATGCCGGTGAAGAAGCGGCTGCGCTCTTTCCAGCGATCGGGGCCTGGCGACATGCGGTGAACGCGGGGCGTGCGGCCCTCGACGATGTTTGTCGGTGTCAGAGGCGGCAAGCCGCGCAGCCAGAAGCAGGTGCGCTTCGTCTCGCCATGCCCGAACTGCCACGGCTGAACCGACTGCGCCGGCTCCTGATAGTTGCGGATCCGTGCCTTCGCGTGGCGGTGCATCACCGGGTTCTCGACCGCGACACGCGGCACGGGCGCGTTCCAGAGGTCAGAGAAGAGCGCGCAGCCCGCGTCCAGCTCGCGCCACATATCCTCAAGGCTGCGGCCCGCTGGGGGCACAGACAGCCAGCGGACCCCGGAATTGCAAAGCCGGGTGCAGGGCGGGTGCGCCACGATCATCAGATCCCAGCCATCGTGCAGCACGTCGCGCACATCGCCCGTGATATGCCGGTTCGACCGGTCTTCCGCCGGCAACAGGTCGCACGACCAGGCGTCGTGTCCGCGCTCGAGAAAGGCCCGGCGCACGATGCCGGAGAATTCACACGCGACGAGAACACGAAGAGGGTCACTCATGGTACTGCCCCACGGCGCTCAGAGCCGCATCACGCGCCGCTGTCAGGCGCGCCATAGCGGCCTCGCTGCCGCCACTGTCAGGATGGGCCGACTTCGCCAGCTGTCGATAGACGCGCTTGATCTCGTCTGGCGTGACGTTCTGACCCGTCAGGCCGAGCACCGTGCGCCAGTCTTCCGGTGCCGGCAGGGCCGTGAAACCCTTGAACGCCGCGCGGACAATGGTCAGCCCGCCGTGCCGCATCTCGGTGCGCCGGGCCTCCAGGACGTAGTAGATCGCCCGGACATTGTCCTCGACCTTCGTGTAGCGATCGACGGCGATGCACCGCTGCTCCCCGTCCCAGGTGAAGTAGACCGCGACGCCGGGATCTGCCGGACGGCTCTGACCGAGCGTGACGTTCGACGAGATGATGACGTCGCTGACCTTCTTGCCGGTGTCAGAGCCGAACAGGCGCAGCGCGCCTTCGAGGTCCGTCATCGCCTTGTGCAGGGTGACGTTGAACTTCGACGCCTGTGGCCGCTCCGTCCGGGGATATCCGCCCGGCCAAGCGAGCGGGTATGCGCTGGGAGTCGTCATGCTGCGTCCCTCCGCTCCGCTGCGGCGGGAAAGGCGCGGTGCAGGGCGCCGTCCAGCAGTGCCCCGGCGGCCTTCTTGCCGACGCGCAACATCTGAGGATTGCCGCCGGGGTCGTCCCCTCCGAAGCCCGCAGTCTCGCCGTTGAAGACGTCGACGCCATCGACGTCGATCGCGTCATCAAACGGCAACCACTCCCCCCACTGCTTGAAAAAGAAAGGCACGCCCGCCGCCGCGCACTGGTCCCGCAGGGACCGCGCCCAGTCCGGGTGCATCGGCCGCGCGCCCTTGCCGGACTCGCCGCCTGCGATCACCCAGTCGAGCGTGCGGCGTTCATCGTGGACATGCGTAGGACAGCCATTTTCGTCCCACGGCCCAAATTCGTGACTGACAATAACCGCGTCCGCGAGGGGGCAGGAACATGGGTAATCGTCGGCATCACATCCCTGACAGCCCCAAGCGACATCGCCGACCTCGGCACGCGGGTCCGGCCATGCAAGCCACGGCTCAAGCCACACCGGACCGAGAAGCGGCTCGGCGGAGATGAAGCGCACCGCCGCCGGCGTCGCCAGCAGGTCGGGAATACGGCTGTCCGCCGCCGCCTGGTCCTCGACGCTCACGCCGAGCCAGACGTTAAGGAGGGGCCAGTCCGCACAGCTGGCGCGGACACGCGACCACCAGGCATCGTCGATGCAGTGCGTCAGCAGGTAATCCGACGGGTCCAGATCATTCTCGGCTGCGCGGCGCTCGACGCCTTCGAACCACGCCCGCATCCGGTCGGGCCGCTTGGTCAGGATCAGGTAGCGGTGCTGCGGCGTCAGGGCCATCACCGCTAAGGCCCGGTCGATCGCGTCGTCGGGCACGCCCTCGGCGAACAGATCGCCCATCGAGTTCACGAAATAGCAGCGCGGCGCCTTGGCCCGCAGCGGCGCGGTGAAGGCCGCGTCCGGCGCGATGCCGATCTTGCCGGTCCAGACCGCCTGCCCGTTCACGCGCTTCGTCGTGCCGGCATAGTGCGGCGTCTTCACATTGCCATCGAGCAGGCGTGCGGCCTGCCGCATCGCATAGCAATTCGTGCAGCCCTTCGAGACGATCTGGCACCCGACGACCGGATTCCAGGTCTCGCCCTTGAAGCCGGGCATGTGCGTCCATTCGATCTGGGTCATGCCGCGTCCTCGGCGTGGACCTGGTCGGCGCGATCATCCATCGAGCGGGTGAAGTCCGGTCCGCTGGGCGTTTCGGCCTCGCGGCGCTCGCGGCGGATGACGTCGTCGACCGTGGCCTGGTCGTTATAGGGGCCGATCGGCGTGCCGTCGGACCGCTGGCCCTGCCAGTCGTGGTCGTCGGAGCGCTTCCAGTCGGTGCGCACGCATTCCCGGCGCAGCGGGTTGAGCTGATCTTCGGTCATGGCGTCCTCCTTCAACAGGCCTCGTCAAGCGCCTTCGCCCGCCGGGCGATGCGTTCGTCGAGCGTGATCTGTTCGGCATGGGTGAGGCGGGCCCAGCTGTCGGAGCCCTTGAAGTCCTGCACGATGCGGGAGAGGCCGAGAGGGGTCTCCGCGTCGTCGATGGCGGTTTCGAACCGCTGGCGCGCCTGATCGGTCAGCTTCGCCTCGCGGCGTTCAGCCTGCTCCGGGCTCTCGGCCTGCCCGCGCATGGAGAACCACGTGTCGGGGCCAAGCTGCTTCTTCGGCTCGCCATCGGCGACAAAGACCTCCGCCTTCATCCATCCAGACAGCTGCAGCCGGTCGCCCGGCTTCACGCCCTCCGGCACGACGATGTAGCCGGAGAAGTCCGGGGCGTTGTCGCTCTTCGCGTTGCGCTTGGGCCAGAGGCCGCCCGTGCCCTTGGTCTGGGCCATCAGTTGCGCTCTCCGCAGAAATGGTCTTCGCAGAAGGCGGCGACGGCCGTTTCGGCGGCGCGCTCAGCCTGCTGCAGGCCGGACGACACGCCCGCCAGCGCGGCGAGTACGAGCACGGCCGCGCAGATCAAGAGGGCGCGAACCCCGCGCGCGGTGAGGGGGAAGCCGTGGCGGCGGTGGCGCTTCACGCGTCCCTCCGCCGATCAAAAGGCGTCACGCCCTCGGGCAGGATGCGGATCGGGGGCGGCGCGCCGCGGCGGCCGAAGCGCACGACATTGGTCGCGCCGGGAATGGCCTCGCTGAACACCGCGCGGGTGAGCACGAGCCGACGGCGAGCATCCTCGAGCGATTGTTCAGCCGAGGACAGGTGCGCGGTGCGGCGTTCCTTGGTCGTTACCCGCGCCCGCGCAATACGGTCGGCGGTCATTTCCAGCCGGTCGGCGATGTTCGCCATCTCGGTCAGGATTTCGGCCTTGATCTCGTCGAGCGTCTTTGCATCGCTCATGACGTCACCGCCCAGATCGTGCAGGCGAGGGCGACGAAGGCGATCAGCGCGATCGCGCTTCGAAGGTCTTCCGAGGTCAGTTTGAAGGCGCGCATCGGCGTCTCTCCCGTTCAAGATGGGAGGACGCTACACAGTGTAGCGCATAAGGTCAATACATGGTGTAGCGTTTTAGGTGGCCGTGGCTATGACCACGAATCGTCATTCCTTGCTTTTTTGACTCTCGCCAAGCGTTCGACATGCTTTAAGGTTGAACCGGGAGAGGGGCATGGACTTCAAGCACGCATTCAGGGCTTTGACGGCGTTTACCAGTCGACGGCCGTCGGCGCCGATTCCGGTCGAGGAAATTGACACGGAAGACGAAGAGATTCTGTCGCTAGAACCCGGCGAAGAGTTCCCCGCCGAAGGCCAGTGCTTCATGATCGAGTATCGGTCGGCCGATGGTGAATTCACCCGCCGGCGGATTGTCGCTCGAACGATCCGGATCAGTGAGGCCGGCGCGCCGTTGATCGGTGCTGATTGCCTTATGCGGAAGGAATACCGGTCGTTTCGTGCCGACCGGATCGAAAGCTGCATAGATCTTGATGGCGAGGTGCATGAGCCAGCCGGCTTTCTGATCGACAATCTCGGTTTGGATATTCGAAAATACCGGGCGGAGGCGCTCGCAGACAGCTGGCGTCTAAAGCAAATGCGCGCAACGTCGGGCGACCACGCCACTATTCTTGCAGCCCTGTCACGCTGCGATAGTTACATGCACCCAAGTGAGGTCTCGGTGGCGGCAATGCACTGCGAGCAGCTATGCGATCGGATTGGCCCGAACCTTGAAGAGTGCAACCAGCTGATCCAGCGTTTTCAACGCCTGCGTCCAAGCGATGCCGTGGTGGCAGCAGCGCTCGAGCGCGTGCTGAGCGACCACCCGGATCGCACTCGCGCCCTTCTTGTCTCTGGAGCTCGCCTGGTGCGCGCTGATGGCATCGTGACCCCTGAAGAGGCCACGACCTTCAACGCCTTCTCAACGGAATTGATCGGGGCGCCTGTGCTCTAGGGTCCGGCGGCCGCAAATAGCTCCTGTTCGAGGGCGAATGTATCTCGCTCCGCGTCTGTACTCTGCAGGCACACAAGATGTTGATTTGCAGCCAGCCGCCATGTTGGCGCTGAAATGATCGTGATGCCTTGTCCGATCTCGATGCTCCCGCCTTCGTCTAGACTCTTCAGAATTGCACCGCGAACCATTCGCGCCGCATTCGCGGCTCCAAAGTTTCGCTCTGGCAAGAGGCTTGAACAGGTCGGTCGTAAATCTGCGTCGACACCAGCGTCGGTGAAAGTCTCTGCGTTCTCGGCTTTGCAGGCGGAGAGCAGAGCAGCTGCGCCGGCGATTAAAATGAAGTGTTTCATGCGCCCTCTTCCCTAGTAGGGACGATCTAAAACTGGATCAGGGCGTGTGTCACGATCGCGACGACCGAAACCCCGTTTACGTCCGACGTGTCGCCCAAGGGGATGGGCCCGTCATGCTTGGGGTTGTGGGAGGCCGGCCAGAGCTCGGCCTTCGTGCCCGTGATCTTCAGCTGCTTGATCGTGGTTTCGTAGAGGCCGTGGCGCTCGCGCTGGCAGAGCACAAGCTTGTCCTTGCCGCGGCGGAAGAGGTCCTCGCTGTCGCGGGCCCAGTCCCAGACATCGGTACACAGGGCCAGCGAGCCTTCGCGCATGAAACGATCGACGCTATCGCCCACCACCCTGATCCAGTATTGCCGGGCGCCCGGTATGCGGTGTTCCGCCGGCACGGGCATGCGCTCGGCATCCGCTTCTTCAACCGCTGCCACTTCCTTCCATGCTCCTGCCTGGGCCTCCCCCAGCACCGGCAAGGTCATTGTGACAGGTTCAATAAGGCCGGAATCGGGCGTTGTGCCCTTTCCTTCGAGAAGCCAGTCGAGCGTGATTTTGTACGCTCGTCGGTAGCGCTGAGCGGCATCGCGGGAAATGTCGCGCATACCGCTTTCGTGTGCGCGATACGTCACGACGTTCCAGCCGAACGCCCGCGCAGCAGCGGCGGCGGATGCGTAGCCCGCTTTTTTCCGGGCTTGAGTGAGGCGATCGCCAGGAGTGGTCATGGCGATTTACTACGCGCGTCGGCGCTACATGGCGTATTGACGTGAAGCGATACACCATGTAGCGTTTTCTTATGAACCCTTTTCGAGACATCATCGACCGCTGGCCGTCTGCGAGCGCACTTGCCGATGACATTGGCGAGAAGTCGGTGACCGTTCGTGCTTGGCGGCTCGCTGGGCGCGGCATTCCAGCCAATCACTTTCCCGCAATCGTGGCCGCTGCGCAGAAGCGCGGCATAGACGTCACGCTTGAACAGCTTCACGAGCTGTCGCGTCCAGCCACCCCCGCCAACGATACCGCGCCGGAGGCGGCATGACCGCCCGCCGCCTTTTCCATCTCCTTCGCGGCAAGCCCTTGTCCGCGGAGCGCACCCGCCGGGGAAGTTCCCTGAGACGTCTCCCCTCCGAGACCCTGGCGCGTGCGTGTGTGTTCGTAACGCGCTGCGGTCCCCTGATCCCACCTGCCGCACGCGCCAGCCTGCCGGATCGCCGCAGCCCCCTGCGCTCCGGCAGGCGTCCCCTTTTGCGTGTGTCCCCCTCATGCCCATTCCCCCAGTGGACGGTGAGACCGTGCCACGGGGGAGGTCGGGCCATCCATTCCAATCCCTCGGAGAAAGCGGAATGACCAAGCGCCGCACGCCCGGCACGTTCGAAGCGGCCGCGCACCAGATCCTTGCCCGGTTCGGGGAAGGGGCCGGTGACCTGATCGGCCTGAAGGGCGCGAGCCGGATTCGCAAGGCGACCGATGTCGACAGCGACAATCACTCGCCGCTCAACCTCGTGCAGGCCCTGACGCTTGACCTCGCCTATCACGCCGAGACGGGGGAGGGGTTTCCCCATTTCGAGGCCTATCGGGCGCAGGTCGAGGGGTTTGACGGCGGCAAGCCGGTGAGCCCGGTCGCGCGCCTGGCTGCGATTTCGACCGAGGCCAGCGATGTGGGGCGCGTGTTTGCCGCCGCGATGGACCCGTCGAGCCCCGGAGGCGTGACGATCACGCCGCTCGAGGCGGACGAGATTGCGCGGGAAGGCGACGAGGCCATCCGCGCCATTCGCAACGCCGTCGCGGACGCGCAGCGCCTGGCACGCGGCCGGGTGGATTCGGCAGAGGAGGGCGCGTGATGCCGGATCTCGTCACCGAGGCGGCCCGCCGGAAATGGGCCGAGACCCGCAAGCGCCGGATTGCCGCCCCGCATGGGCGCATCCGGCAGAGACAATCGGAATTGCAGGCGGCGATGACCGCACGGCTGAAGGCCGAGGAAGAGGAGCTGCGCCGATGAGCGAGGCAAACCCCGACCGCATGGACACCGGAGCGGAGGGCCATCTCCGCGCTTTCGTGGCGCGCATCGAGCGCCTCGAGGAGGACAAGAAGGCCGTCACCGCCGACATCAAGGAGGTCTATTCAGAGGCCAAGGCGATGGGCTTCGACACGAAGATCCTGCGCCAGGTCGTCCGCCTGAGGAAGATCGACCGCAATGAGCGCCAGGAAGCCGAGGCGCTGCTGGAGCTTTATCTCGGCGCGGTCGAGGGCGCGCCGCTGTTCGATGCGGCGAGGGCGGCGGAATGATCCGCAACGGCTGGCCCGTCCGATCTGATGACTATCCGAATACGGCGACCCCGGCGCCGTTGAACCCGCCAAACACGGGCAGCTCAGGCCGCAAGGTTTCCGATGCGCGGCAAGTGCGGACCGTCCAGCCCCTGCGCCTGACGCGCCGGGAGCGGGACGCGCTCATCCTGATCGAGAAGTCGATCGAGACGCGCGGCCAGGCGCCATCCATCCGGGAATTCCGGGATGCGCTGGGCGCGAGCGTTTCGGGCGTGCTGTCGGTGATCGATCACCTCGAGCGCAAGGGCCGGATCGTGAAGCGCCCGGGGCGCGCCCGCGGCCTGACGATCCTCCACCGCTGGGAGCCGGGCGAAGAGCCTGCCGGGTCGATGAAGGACGTGGCGATCAGCCTGCGGCGGATGGCGGAACGGATTGAAAGGGTGAGGGCATGACATTCTGGACCGACGCACGCACGGAGCAGCTGACCAAGCTGTGGAATGACGGCATCCCCGCCAGCATGATCGCGCAGCTTCTGGGTGGCACGACGAAGAACGCCGTCGTCAGCAAGGCCAACCGGATCGGCCTGCCTGCCCGGGATGATCCGTCGTGGCGCAATGCCCGGCTTGTTCTCAGCACCGGAATCGCAGCCGGCGCAAAGCGGGATGGCAAGGGCCAGCCGATCGGGCGGCCGCGCAATCCCCGCACGCGCCAGAGCGCGCCGCCGGAGACGAAGACGCGCAAGCGCACTTCGGTGCAGCCGCCGGAACCCGCCAAGCCGTCGCTGAACCTGTCCATTCTCGACCTGGGCGCGCGCCAGTGCCGATATTCGACCGGCGAGGGCGCGTCTGGCGATTTTCTGTTCTGCGGGCATGAGACGGCGCCGGGCAGCTCGTACTGCCCCGCTCATCGTCAACTGACGGTCAATCACATCGCCATGGAGCGGCACCGCAAGCGCAAGCCGCTGGACGACCGGGACCGCCAGAAGCTGGCGGACCTGCGCCGCGCGGCCGGACAGACGAGGGCGATGGGATGAAGCGCCGCAAGCTGACCCGCGCCCAGAAGATCGAGATCGTGGACGCGCAGGACGGGATCTGCCCGGACTGCGGGAACCCCCTGTCGGTCGGGAACATCCATTTCGACCATCGCCGCGAGCGCCGCATGGCCCCGGACGAAGAGACGGCAAGGGAGCTGGAGCAGCTCGACAACTTCGCGGCCATCTGTGCCGATCCCTGCCACAAGGCGAAGACGAAGGCCTTCGACCGCATCCATGCCAAGGCGAAGCGCCAGGGCGGAGAGTCGGGCCAGTACGCCAAGCGGGAGAAGGCGAAGGCCGAGGGCAAGCACAGGGCGATCCGCTCGCGCGGCTTCCAGACCAATCGCGACGGCCGCTTCAAGGCGAAGATCGGTGGCGGCATCAGCGTGCGCACGGAGGGGCTGTAGATGGGCCGGCATCTGCCCACACGCTGGCCTGCGGTGTCGCTGATCACCGAGAAGGCCCGGAGGCTGCTGTCACCGCGCGCGACCTCGAGCGACGTGACGCTGCCCGCCGGGCCGTTCGGCTGCATTCTCGCTGATCCGCCGTGGCAGTTCGCCACCTATGGCGGCGCGAAGGCCGTGCCGACCCAGAGCGCCGATCCGTACGCGACGATGTCGCTGGATCAGCTTGCATCCCTGCCGGTCGCCAAGGCGGCCGCAAAGGACTGTGCGCTGTTCATGTGGGTGGTCGACAGCCATTTCGACCAGGCACTGGAACTCGGTGCCCGCTGGGGGTTCACGTTCAAGACGTGCGCCTTCGTCTGGGTGAAGAGCCGGGGGCCGCACCTGCGCCCGGATCTGGGCATGGGCTACTGGACGCGAAAGCAGACCGAGCAGTGCTGGCTGTTCACGCGGGGCAAGCCGAAGCCGCTGGGGCGAGGGGTGGAGCAGGCGCTGTTCTGCGGCCGCGGCGCACACAGCGCCAAGCCCGAGGAACAGTATGAGCGCATCGAGGCGCTGGTCGGCGGCCCGTATCTCGAACTGTTTGCACGCCAGACGCGCGCCGGCTGGTCGGCGTGGGGCAACCAGACAACGGCCCGGGACGGCCTGTTCGGCACGGGAGCGGCGGCATGAGCGATATCAGCCCTATTGCGCCGCTGAAGATGCCGGATGTGACCCCTGCGACGCCGGGTCCGCGCCCTGAATTCGCGTGGCTGCCGGTCAGCGCCCTTGTCGTCGATCGCCGCTATCAGCGGGAAATCAGCGAACGGTCGGTGAAGATGATCCGGCGCATCGTTTCGACCTTTGACTGGTCGCGCGTGCGCCCGGCGACGGTCGCGCGCCGCGAGGACGGCCTGTTCGAGGTGATCGACGGCCAGCACCTGGCGACCGCCATTGCCAGCCATCCCGGGCTTGACGAGGTGCCGTGCCTGATCACGACGCCGGCGGACCGCGCCGAGCGGGCCCGTGCCTTTGTCGGCGTGAACCGGGACCGGGTCGCGATGACGCCGCTGCAGATCTTCAAGGCGGACCTCGAGGCCGGGGACGCTGTCGCGCTTGCGACCGACGCGGGTGTGACCGAGGGTGGCGGCCGGATACTGCGCTCGCCCCCGGTCAATGGCCGCTACGGCGTCGGAGACACGGTGGCGATCGGGGCACTGCGCCGCGTTGCCGAGCGTAAGGGGAAAGCCGGCACGGCCCGGCTTGTGCGAATCTGTGTCGCTGCCCGCATGGCCCCGATCCCGGCGCGCCTGGTGCAGGCTGTCGAAGCCCTGCTGTGGTCGCACGATTACGCCGGCGAGATTTCCGACACGCAGATATCGACCGCGATCCTGCGGCGCGGCTTCAGCCAGCTCGACGCCGAGGCGGCTGCATCCAAGGAAGCGACCGGTGACACGCTCTGGCGGGCGCTGACGATCGCGATCTGGAGGGCTGCCGAATGATGCAGAACGACCTCGCCCAGAAACTCGCCTTGTCGGAAGCGCAGCGCGAAGCCCTCGAGGCGGAGAACGCGGCGCTGCGAGAGGAGAATGACGCTTTGCGCCAGCAGCTGGCTTCAGCGGGCTGGCGGCCGCCTGTGGAACTGGGGCTGACGCCGAACGAGGCGGTCGTCCTCGGCGTACTGATGGCGCGAGACGTCGCCACGAAGGATGCGATCCACACCGCGCTCTACGGCCTTGAAATCGACGGCGGCGCTGAGCCGAAGATCGTCGACGTCTTTATCTGCAAGATCCGCGCAAAGCTGCGCCGCGCCGGCCTGACCGATGCCATCACGACGGTGTGGGGCGTCGGATACGCCCTGACCGAAGCCCACAAGACCGAATTGCGCGACTGGGGCGGCACGATGGAGACCGCCGCATGACCTGTCTCCGCTGCCAGCAGCTGGACGCCGAGATCGATCGCCTGACGGCGGAGGTCGAGCGGCTGAAGGCCATGCTGCCTGAAGCCGAGTGGCAGCCCCCGCGCGCGCTTGATCTGACACCCGGGGAGACACGCCTGGTCCGCGTGCTGCTGTCCCGCACGGCGGCAACCGGAAAGCAGATCTATAGCGCGCTTTATGCCGGCGACCCGTCGGGCGGGCCTGACCCGAAAGTGGTGCACACCACGGTCTACAACATCCGCCGGAAGATGCGCGCCTACGGGCTGGGCATGGCCCCGTTCAAGACGGGATATCGCGGCTATTACCTGCCGGAAGGCGTGAAGAACACGCTTCTCGCGTGTGACGCACGGGTGGCGGCATGACGGCCACGACGATCATCCGCGGGCAGTTCCTGACCGCGATTCCCGCGCACCAGCCGCCGGCCAGCCCCGACGACGGGCCCGGCCCGCTGGGCGTGAACCTCATCACCGCCAATGCGGCGGGAATGACCATGGAGACATGGCTGTCGCCTGCCATGGCCGCCGCGCTGGGCGCGTCGCTGATCGCGGCGTCCGGGCAGGAGATCGTGAAGATCGGAGGCGGTGATGCCTGACGGCATGAATCTCCCTCCGCTGGGCGATGACACGGGCCTGAAGGCTCGCCCGCACAATCTGGACGCCGAGCAGGCGCTGCTGGGCGCGCTGCTGCTGGACAATGATGTCTGGCAGGAAGTCGGCGACTGGCTGCGCCCCGAGCATTTCTACGACCCTGTTCATGGCCGGATCTATGACGCGATAGCCGTGCGCTGTGGCCGGGGCAGCCAGGCCGACGCCATCGTCCTGAAGAATGATTTCGAGCGGGATGGCGGGATCGAGGAAATCGGCGGCACGGCCTATCTGGCGACCCTTCTGGAAAGCGCGGCCGATTCCGCCTCTGCGGTGGAATACGGCAAGCTGGTGTTCGACCTGTCGCGCCGCAGGGAGCTGATCCGCATCGGCGAGCAGATGATTGCCGCGGCCGACGAGGCCGGGCCCGACATTCATTCCGGCAGCCTGATCGAGGGGGCGGAGGCGCGGCTGTTCGCGCTGGCGGAAACCAGCGGCGGGCGCAAGGCGGTGACATTCGCCGCCGCGCTGGCCCAGACGCTGGAAATGGCCGCCGCGGCCTATCAGAGCGAGGGCGGGCTATCTGGCCTGTCGTCGTCGCTGAAGGCGCTTGATCGCAAGCTGGGCGGGCTGCACCCGTCCGACCTGATCATCCTGGCCGGGCGGCCCTCCATGGGCAAGACGGCGCTGGCGACGAATATCGCCTTCCAGGCGGCCCGGGCCGGCAAGCCGGTCGGCTTCTTCAGCCTGGAGATGAGCGCCGAGCAGCTGTCGACCCGCATCCTGTCGGACTACACCGGGATTCCGAGCCACATCATCCGCCGCGGCGAGATCACCGCAGACCAGTTCGAAGAGATCCGCGACGCCACGCTGCAGCTGCAATCGGCGCCGCTCTATATCGACGACACGGGCGGGCTGATGATCCATTCGCTGTGCGCCAGCGCGCGGCGGATGAAGCGGCTCTACGGGCTGGAATTGCTGGTCGTCGACTATCTGCAGCTGGCGCACGCCCAGACGCGCGACCGCAATGCGAACCGGACCGCCGAGGTTTCCGAAATCACCATGGCGCTGAAAGCCTTGGCGAAGGAACTTAAGATTCCGGTGCTGGCTCTGTCGCAGCTGTCGCGCCAGGTGGAGCAGCGGCCGGACAAGCGCCCGCAGCTGTCCGACCTGCGCGAGAGCGGATCGATCGAGCAGGACGCCGACGTGGTGATGTTCGTCTACCGCGAGGCCTACTACAAGGAACGGGAAAAGCCCGATCCCGGCGGGGCGGACTATCTGGCCTGGCAGGACGAGTTCGACGCGATCAAGCACAAGGCCGAGATCATAATCGGCAAGCAGCGCCACGGGCCGATCGGCACGGTCGACGTGCATTTCGACGGGGCGCGCACACGGTTTTCAGACATCGACACGAGGCATGAGCCATGAGCCACCAGCATTCCGACTGGGCGGTCGAAGCCCGCTGTGACAGCGCCAGCGAGAAAGCGATCCTGATGCTGATCGCCAACTATGCCGGCAGCGACGGCACCTGCTATCCCGGGCAGGAGACGCTGGCGCGCCAGGCGTGCTGCAGCGTGAAGACGGTCGAGCGGGCGCTGAAGGCGTTCGAGGACCGGGGCTGGATTTCCCGCGTGCCGCGCCGCCGCCGCGACGGGTCTCGCACGTCCGATCTGATCTGTATCCTGGCCGTCGGGGCACCGGAACCGATCGAGAACGCACAACCCGACATTTTGTCGGGTAGGGGCGAACCAACCCGACATCCTGTCCAAGCCAACCCGACATCCTGTCCGAACCAACCCGACACCATGTCGGGGCTCACTTCGTTTGAACCCCCAGTGGAACCATTAGGGGAAGAGGGCGCGCGCGCGACCCCGGATCGGGATCGATCGGAACCCGACCCGGTGGAGCCGACACCGGAGGCGTGTGAGCGGTTCGCCGCCGCCTATCCGGCCGCCGGGATGGCGAACATCGCCCGGGCCGACCTGCCTCTGATGCTGGGCCCGGCGGCGGTGCGCCTGAAATCCATGCCGCGCCTGATCGCCGCGGCGAAGGCCTATGCCAAGCGCTGCGAGAAGCATGACACGAAGCCGCTGTCCCTGCGCAACTGGCTGGCCAACCGGTCGCTCGTCGCCGAGTGCGCCGCGGAGGGCGCGGGCCTGCCGCGAACGGGGCAGGGCGCATCCGCCGGTCAGCGTGACGCGACCTATTGGCGCTCGCATGTCGCCTATTTCGCCAACGAGGGTGTCTGGCGCGGCGAGGGGCCGGCACCGGGCGCGCCCGGATGCCAGGCGCCGGCGGAGATCCTGAAGCAGTACGGCCTCGGGCCGAAGGAGGCCGCGTGACCAGCCCTCGCCACGCACGCCGCGCAGCAGCGCGCCTTCGCCAGCCGCAGCGCCGTGAGCGGTTGACCAGCCGCGAGATGGAGCACGCGGAAGGCCTGATGTGGTTCGCGCTGACCACGGCGCCGCAGCGGGAAGCCCACGCCGAGAAGGCGCTGAAGGATCTGGGTGCGTCCTACGGCTTTTCCGCGTTCACGCCGCTGGAGCACCGCTATCGCCGGCGCAGCCGGTTCAAGCCAAACGAGCAGGTGAAGTTCAACACGCCCGCTTATCCCCGCTATGTCTTCATCGGCGTCGACAAGGCGATCTGGGCGGGCCTGCCATGGCATCTCGCGCAGCAGGTGACCTTCATCAAGGGCTATCTGGCCAATAGCGAAGGGCGGCCGGTCGTCCTCTCCGGCAATGCCGTCGCCCAGATCATGCGCGCGAGCCAGACGCCGCTGTTCGATACCGCGCGGCCCGAGATCGACGGACCGGTCGAGGTCTGCGAGGTGATCCATCCCGGCGAGACAGTGGAGGTGATTGGCGGGCTGTTGCGCGGCGTGCGCTTCACCGTCGCCCGGCGCATCGGGTCGAGCCTGATCATCGAGGGTCAGGCCGCGCCGATCGAGATCCCGCACGAGCTGGTGAGGCGGGCGTCGTGAGCGTTTCCTTGACAGAGGCCATCGCCTTCGGCGATGATTGCGCGAAATCCGGCGATCCGCGGCGCTGCCATAACGGCAGAGAGGCCCGGCCGGTGACGGGTGTCGGTGAGGCACTGACCGCCCGCAATGTGTCCCGAGAGATGAGCCATGAAGCGCCCGCGCCGCGATGACCGCAGCGCCGAGGCGCGCGCTTATCGTCGGCTGTACAAGACAGGCGAGTGGAAGGCGCTGCGTGCGCGGCAGCTTGCTGAGCAGCCGCTGTGTCAGCGGCACCTGCAGAAGGGCCAGCTCCGCGCGGCGACGGTCGTGAACCACAAGCGCCCGCACCAGGGCGACCGCACGCTCTTTCGCGACCCAGACAACCTCGAGTCCGTCTGCAAGGAATGCCATGACGGCCTGATCCAGTCCGAAGAGCGTCTCGGCTTTTCGAAGGAGATCGGCTCGGACGGTTTTCCGACCGACCCTCGGCACCCGGTGAACCGCGATGTCGATTGTTGACCAGATGGAAACAGTCGAGCCTCAAACATTGCCGAAACATTACAGAAATGTGGCAATGAAGGGTGGGGGCGGGTCAAAAGTCCCCGCCAAAGCGCAGGGGACCGGCGCGGGGGTTTTTTGTGCACAACCGCGAATTAAAATCCTGGGATTTTTAATTCCAGACAGGAAACGGCTCAAGCAGAGGTGACGTCATGGCGACGAGAGGCCGGAAGCCATCGCCGGCGCATCTCAAGCTGGTAAGGGGCAATCCGGGCAAGCGGAAAATCGAGCCGGATGCGGCCGCCGAGGTTGAGGCGACGCACGATAACGGTCTCGAGCCGCCCCGAAAATTGAAGAAACGCGAGCAGGAGCTCTGGGATTCCTACATCCGGCGCGCGCCGTGGCTGACGCACTTCGACGTGCCGCGCGCCTTTGTCTGGGTGTCCCTGCAGGCCGAGTACGAGCGCAAGCCCGCCGACATGGTCGCCAGCCGGATCGCCCAGCTTCGCGCCGTCGGCTCAGAGCTGGGCCTCGACCCGGCTTCGCGCGCCCGCATCGGAGGCAGTGGTGGCGGCAAGAAAGAGCCCGAAAGGCCGGAGTCGGAGTTCGGGCTCTAAGCCGGACGATCCCGTCACGGCCTATGCTAAGGCCGTCGTCGCCAGGAAGATCGTCGCCGGCCCGCATGTTCGTGACGCCGCGGCTCGGCATTTGAAGGATCTGAAGGACGGCCCGAAGCGCGGACTTGTCTGGGATGTGCCGGCGGCCGAGCGGGCCATCCGGTTCTTCCCGGTGGTGCTTCGCCTCAATGGCGGGCAGTTCGAGGGCGTTCCGTTCGAGCTGCATGTCTCGCAGCAATTCATCGTCGGATCGATCTTCGGATGGAAGCGGACCGACGGCACGAGGCGCTTCCGCCGCGCCTTCGTTGAAGAGGGCAAGGGGAACGGCAAGTCGCCGCTGGCGGCGGGAATCGGGCTCTATGGCCTGATCGCGGACGAAGAGCCCCGCGCCGAGGTCTATGCCTTCGCGACCAAGAAGGACCAGGCAATGGTCCTTTTCCGGGACGCGGTGGCGATGGTTCGCCAGAGCGACCCGTTGAAGGCCCGCTTGCAGTTGTCGGGCGGTGCCGGCCGCGAATGGAATATCGCCGACCTGCGGTCGAGTTCGTTCTTTCGCCCGATCGCCAACGATGATGGCCAGTCGGGTCCGCGTCCGCACATCGCGATCGGCGACGAGGTCCACGAGCACCGCGACGGGCAGATGATCGAAATGCTGGAGCGGGGCTTCAAGTTCCGCCGCCAGCCGCTGCTGTTCATGATCACGAACAGCGGCTTCGACCGGAAGACCGTCTGCTGGGAAGAGCATCTCCACGCCATTCGCGTGGCCGCCGGAGACGTCGAAGACGACACGACCTTCTCTTTCGTGTGCGGGCTCGACGACGATGACGATCCGCTGAACGATCCGGGCTGCTGGGCGAAGGCCAATCCGCTCCTCGGGACGATCCTGAAGGAAGACTATCTCGCCGACGTGGTCGCCCAGGCAAAGGCGATCCCTGGCAAGCTGAACAATATCCTGCGGCTGCACTTCTGCGTCTGGACGGATGCGGACACGGCATGGGTTAGCCGCGAGCAATGGGAAAAGATCGAAGACCCGGGCATGTCGATCGATGCCTTTGCCGAGACGCCCTTCTGGGCCGGTCTCGACATCGGCACGTCGCTGGACATGACCGCGAAGGCGCTCGTCTTTCCCGATGGTCTCGACGGCGAAGGCCGGCCGAAATTCGCGGCCTTCGTTCATGGATATCTGCCCGCCGAGGGACTCGAGGAGCACGCGCGAAAGGACCGCGCGCCCTATGACGTCTGGGTGCGGAACGGCTTCATCACCGCAACACCGGGCAAGACGACGCGGCTCGACTATGTGGCACGCGACCTGGTCGAAGAGGTTCAAGCCTTCGGCTGTGAATCGGTCGCCTATGACGTCTGGCTAATCAAACGCTTCAACGAAGAGCTCGAGGAGCTTGGCGTCGACCTGCCGGTGGTCGAGCATCCGCAGGGGTGGAACCGCCGGCGCGACAGCCCGCTGTCGATGCCCGACAGCATCAACGCGCTCGAGCAATTGATTTTCGAAGGCCGGATCCGAGTTCACGTCAATCCCGCCCTGCGCTCGGCCGTGATGTCGGCCCGGCTCCTGGCCTCCGCTGCCGGCTTGCGGCGCTTCGACAAGAACAAGGCGACGGCGCGGATCGACATGGCCGTCGCGCTCGCGATGGCGGTGGGTACGGCCACGGCAGCTGAACAAGGCGGATCGATCGACGACTTTCTGTCTGATCCGGTGATGGTGATCTGATGGGCTATCTCGCCAAGGCGATCGCGGCTCCAATCAAGCTCTACAACGCGGTTGCCGACGAGATCGCGAAGGAGATCCGCCTTCGCCTCGACGACGGCCCGGCCTGGTCGAGCTTTTTCGGTCGCACCGGGTATTCGGGGAAGACCGTCACGACGCAGAGCGCGATGCAGCTGGCGACCGCATGGGCCTGCATCAAGCTCACGGCGCAGGCGGTCTCGTGCCTGCCGTTGAAGCTTTACGAAAAGCGCGGATCAGACAGCCGGGAAGAAGTCGACGACGACCTTGCTGAAATTCTCTCGGACAGCCCGAACGCTGACCAGACCGCGCTTGAATACTGGGAAACCGTCGTCGCCTCGCTGCTGACGCGCGGCAATGCCTACTCGGAGAAGGTGTATCTCGGCCGGTCCCTTTCGGCGCTTCAACCGCTCGGGAATTGCGCGCCGCATCGAAAAAGTGACGGCACGCTGGTCTACCGGCTGAACGATCGCGGGAAGACCGAAGACCTGCCGCGCGACAAGGTGTTTCACGTCAAGGGGTTCGGCCAGGGGCTGAGCTCGCTCGATCTCGGAATGTCGCCTATCGCCTATGGCGTGCACAGTCTCGGAACGGCTCTGGCCGCCGAGGAAGCCGCCGGAAAAATGTTCGGCAACGGGCTGCAGGTCAGCGGCGTGTTGAAATCCGATCAGACCCTGAAGCCGGAGCAGCGCGCCCAGCTTCAAAAGATCATGCAGGCCTATACCGGCTCGGAAAAGGCCGGAAAGCTCATGATCCTCGAGGCCGGCCTCGAATACCAGCAGATGACGCTCAACCCGGACGACGCGCAGATGCTGGAAACCCGCCGGTTCTCCGTTGAAGAGATCTGCCGCTGGTTCGGCGTGCCGCCGATCATCATCGGTCACGCGGCGCAGGGCCAGACGATGTGGGGGTCCGGCGTCGAGCAAATCCTCATCGCCTGGCTGACGCTCGGCATCGACCCGCTGTGCGACCGCATCGAGGCACGCATCAAGAAACAGCTCATCCGGCCGACGGGCCAGCGCCGCCGATACGCGGAATTCAACCGCGAGGCGCTGCTGCAGATGGATTCGAAGTCGAAGGCCGAATTCCTGTCAAAGATGGTTCAGAACGCGCTGATGAGCCGCAACGAGGCCCGCGCCAAGCTCAACCTGCCGGCCCGTCCGGGCGGCGACAGCCTGACCGCCCAGACCAATCTGGCGCCGCTCGAGACGCTGGGTGCCGACACCGCAGGCCAGCGCGCCCAGTCGGCCTTCCTCGACTGGCTCGGCGTCCAACAGAATGAAGGAGACCGCCATGTCGAAGCGTAAGCTACCGGCGGCCGAAACCGCGACCCGTCCGGGTCTTCGCACCGAGCTCTTTCCCTCTGCGCTGAACCGCTGGAATCCCGAAGTCCGGTCGGCGGCTGAAGTCGACACCTCGATCTCGATCCTTGACGTCATCGGCGCCGACTTCTTCGGCGAGGGCGTGACCGCGAAGCGCATCGCGGCCGCGCTTCGCGCCATCGGCGAAGAAGACATCACCGTCAACATCAACTCGCCCGGCGGCGACTTCTTCGAAGGGCTGGCGATCTACAACCTTCTGCGTGAGCACAAGGCGAAGGTCACGGTGAAGATCCTCGGCATGGCGGCATCGGCTGCGTCCGTGATTGCCATGGCCGGAGACGAGATCCAGATCGCTCGCGGCGCCTTCATGATGATCCACAACACCTGGGTGTGCGGTTGCGGTGATCGGCACGGCCTGCGCGACATCGCCGACTGGCTCGAGCCGTTCGACAATGCGGCGATCGATATCTACGAGGCCCGGACCGGCATGAAGCGCGCCGAGCTCGGAAAGATGCTCGATCGCGAGACGTGGCTCGGTGGTTCCGAGGCCATCGACAAGGGTTTCGCGGACGCCCTTCTGCCGGCGGACGAGATCGCGTCCGAACCGAAGAATACCGCTAGCGGCGAGCCTCTCGCTGCGGCCCACAAGCTCGACACACTTCTCGCACGGCTCAACATCCCGCGCTCTGAACGGCGTGACCTGATCCGTGCGCTGAAAGGCGACACGCCCGGCGCTGTCGCATCCGGCATGCCCGGCGCTGCCGTCATCGCGGAGGTGGAAGACCTCCTCCAATCAATCAAACGTATGTGATGGAGATTCCCATGAGGAAGATCATGCCGCTTGTCTCGATGGCGGCACTGATGGCTGCTGCGCGCCCGGAGGGCGTGCTCGGCAGCGTTCGCAATGACGGCGTCGATCCCAAGAAGATCGAAGCGCTGCTTGCGGATGTGAAATCGGAGCTGACCCGCGTCGGCGACGATGTGAAGCGAACGGCCGAGGACGCGCTGAAGCAGTCCAAGGCCGCCGGCGACACCACGAATGAGCTGAAGCACAAGGCGGACGAGCTTCTGACCGTTCAGTCGAAGCTGACCGACGCCCAGTCGAAGCTCGAAACGAAGATGGAAGCCCTCGAGACCCGCAACAAGGATCTCGAGCAACTCTTCGCGTCGATGGGCCGCGGCAACAAGGCCTCGGTCCAGTCGCTTGGCGAACAGGCCGTCGAAGCGGAAAGCTTCAAGGCCTTCGTTGCCAACGGCGCCCGCGGCACGCTGCGGATTCCGGTGAAGCAGGCGATCACCTCGCTCAACACCTCGGCCGGCGACCTGATCTGGTCCGACCGTGAGCGCGAGATCGTCGGCATGCCGCGCCGGCAGATGACGATCCGCCAGCTGCTCGACCAGGGCCGCACGGGTTCGAACCTGATCGAGTACGCCAAGCAGACGACCCGCACGAACAATGCGGACGTCGTCTCTGAAACCGTCCAGAAGCCGGAATCGACCTATGTCTGGGACCGAGCCGATGCAGCCGTGCGTACGATCGCGCACTGGGTGCATGTCTCCCGCCAGGCGATGGAAGACGCCGAACAGCTCCAGAGCGAGATCGACGGCGAGCTGCGCTATGGCCTCGACCTCGTCGAGGAAACGCAGCTTCTGACGGGCGATGGCACCGGTCAGAACCTGTCGGGTCTGGTGACCGAGGCGACGGCCTATTCCGCCGCGTTCGACGTTACCGGGGCGACGATGATCGACACGCTGCGTCTTGCGCTCCTGCAGGCGTCGCTTGCCGAGTATCCGGCCGACGGCATCGTCCTTCACCCGACGGACTGGGCCCGCATCGAGCTGACGAAGGATGGCGAGTTCCGCTATATCTTCGCCAACGTGCTCCAGCTGGCCGGCCCGCAGCTGTGGGGCCGCCCGGTTGTGGCCACCCAGTCGATGACCGAGGATGACTTCCTCGTCGGCGCCTTCCGCGCCGCGGCGAAGATCTACGACCGCATGGATGCGGAAGTGGTGATGTCCTCGGAAGACCGTGACAACTTCATCAAGAACATGATCACGGTCCGCGCCGAAAAGCGCCTCGCCCTCGCGGTGAAGCGTCCGGCCGCCCTCATCACGGGCGACTTCGGCAACGTCTCCGGCTAGTCCGGACACACCTGAAGACAGGGCGGGCGGCCTTCGGGCCGCCCGTTTCTTCGGAGCACGTCATGAAAATCAAAGCCCTTCGCTCGCTCACCGGAGACTACGGCCAGCTGCGCCGCGGTGCCGTGACCGACATTCCCGATCACCGGGCACAGCAGCTGATCAAGCGCGGCCTTGTCGTGCCCGTCCAGGGCGTGGCGCGGGAGGTCGCCGGCAAGCCGGAGAGCCCTACGGAAAGCCGCCCAGCTGGTGGCCAGACTGGGAAGGCGAAGCCCTCGTCCTCGTCGCCGCAGGCCCAAGCACGAAAGACCAGCCCCTCGAAATCGTCCAGGGCCAAGCCCGCGTCATAGCAATCAACACGTCCTGGAGGCTATGCCCCTGGGCGGATGCCCTTTACGCCTGCGATTTCGCCTGGTGGCAGCGCCATGGCGGGGTTCCCGAGTTTACCGGCTTGAAACTGTCGGTCGATGCGGCCGCGGTCCGACGTCCATGGGGCGTGCAGCCGGTTGGTATCAACAAGCAGGACGACCGGCTCGAGACCGGCAAGATCGGCACGGTCGGCTGGGCGGGAAATTCCGGCTTTCACGCCCTCAATCTAGCCGTGCAGATGCGGCCGTCGAAGATCATTCTCGTGGGTTATGACATGCGGGTCGATCACGGCCTGCACTGGCATGGCGCACACCAAGGCCTGAACAACCCCAGCCAGCGCAATGTCGAGCGCTGGCGGCGGTGCATGGATGCCGCCGCGCCCGTGATCCGGACGATCGGCATTCCGGTTCTCAACTGCAGCCCGATTTCGGCCCTCACGGCCTATCCGAAGATGACGCTCGAAGAGGCGCTCGCATGCTGACCCGTCTGTCCAATCCGGAAGGCTATGCCGTCCCGCTCGCCGAGCTCAAGGCTGCGCTCCGCGTCGATCACGAAGACGACGACGCGCGCCTGCAGCGCGCCATCCGCAGCGAAACCCGGCGTTATGAGGACTTCACCGACCGGGTGATGCTGCCGACAAATTTCGAGTTTCGTATCCACCATTGGCGAACCATGATCACGCTGCCGTGCGCGCCGATCCGGGCGGTGACGGCGGTCGCCTATCTCGACGAAGACGGCGCGGAGCAATCGCTCGGGGCCGGGGAATGGTATTTCCTCGCCACGGACACGGGCGGGGAAATCCGCTTCACCGACACCTTCACCTCTCCGGCCCTCTACGACCGGCCGCAGTCCATCATGATCCGTTTCGCTGCAGGGTATGACGATCCGGACGCTTCCGGGTCCGGTGACGATCCCGACCTGGTCGCCCCCGAAATCGATCGCCGCAACATCTCGCTCATGGTTCTGAAGCTCTATGACGGCGACGAGGCCATGGAGGATTCCGAGCTTCGCCGGATCGCCGGGAACCGGAGAATCTTCCGGTGAGCCGGCCGGTGATCAGTCCGAGGGCCGTGGTGTCGGCAGACTGCGTGATCGGTGCGGGCACGACGATCTGGCAATTCGCCAGCGTGACTGGCGGAACCGTGCTCGGCCGGGACTGCGGCGTGTCCCCGTTCGCCATGCTGCACGGTCCGGTGTTCGGAGACCGCTGCCGCATCAGTGCGGGGGTGGCCATGGGCCCCGGTTTCAAGATCGGGAATGACGTCTTCATCGGTCCGAACGTCACCTTCGCGAACGATGCCTGGCCCCTGTCGGACAAGGCCGGCTATCGGCCCGAGGAATTCAACGGCGCGCAATGGGCCGTGATCGTGGAAGACGGCGCCTCGATCGGTGCGAACGCGGTGGTGCTGCCCGGTGTCCGCATCGGACGCAAGGCGATGGTCGCGGCGCGCAGCGTCGTGACGAATGACGTTCCGGCCGGGCATTGCTGGCGGGACGGGGTGTGCCGGAAGATTCTCGGGACACCGGATCGCATGCGGTTCGCGGTATGATCACCGTCGCGACCCTGCTCTGGGATGCCAACCGGCATTCCCGCGACTTCTCGTCGATGTACGACGAAAGCTGGGTGGACAAGCTCTACAGGGGCTTTTCGCGCAACCTGACGGAGCCGTTTCGCTTTGTCTGCTTCACCGACCGCGCCCGGTCCTTCAGCGAGCCGGTCGAGATCGAACGCCTTAAGGCTGCCGAGCCGACCTATGCGACCTGCATCGAGCCCTACCGGCTCGACGAGCCGATGATCCTCGTTGGTCTCGACACGATCGTGACCGGCAATGTCGATCACCTCGCGGCTTATTGTGAGACGGGCGACCGCATCGCGCTGCCGCGCGATCCGTTCCGTCCGAAGATCGCCTGTAACGGCGTGGCCCTGGTGCCGGCGGGCTGGAAACGGATCGCCACTCGGCATCGCGGCGAAAACGACATGGAGTGGGTGCGGCGCTTTCCGCACCATTTCATCGACGACCTCTGGCCGGGGCATGTCGTGAGCTTCAAGGGTCATGTGAAGCGCCACGGCCTGGGCGATGCCCGCATCGTTTATCTGCACGGCAAGGAAAAGCCCCACGAGCTCGGTCACGTCGACTGGGTCCACGAACACTGGACATAGGAGAAGCCGATGGTCTGGTTCACCTTCACGAAGGATTTCGATTTCCGCCCGAGCGGCGAGCACCGGGTCACGGTTTCCTACAAGGCCGGCATGACCACACAGGTCACGCGCGAATGCGCCGCACGCGCCGCGGCGCTCGATGCGGGCAAGAAGGCCAGCCGCCCGAAATCGGATCGCACCGAGAACGACGATGCGGAAACCAGCGGCGCATAAGCTGCGCGAGCGGGTCTATTTCGAGCGGCGCGGGGCAAACACCCGCGGCGTTCCGGCAGGCTTTGCGCGGCTTTATCCCGAAACCGGGTCGATCTCGGCGGAGATCATGCCGGTGCGTGGCAACGAGGAAGTCCTGTCGCACCGCCTGACCGGTGTGACGGTGTTCGAAATCGTCGTTCGCGGGAATGCTGGCACGGCCGCCCTGCGCACCGATGATCGCTGCATCAATGCGCGCTCTGGCGACGTCTACAATATCCGCGCGATCGTCAATCCCGACCAGCGCGGCCAGTGGTATCACCTGACCTGCGAAAGCGGCGTGGCGACCTGACGCCATGTTGCGGATCCTCAACAAGGACCGGCTTCTGAGAAAGTTTCGGCGACTGCCCGGGGCTGTGCGCACCGCGGTCCGCGAGGCGCTGGAGCAAAGCGCCGACGAGCTGGTCGCCATGATGAAATCGCTCGTGCCGGTCGATGAAGGCGATCTTCGCGACAGCATCGGCTGGACCTGGGGCAAACCCCCAAGCGGGACGATTTCCGTCGGTGAAGTGGCGGAAGCGTTTGGCGGCGAAGAATACCGCATCACGGTCTATGCCGGGAATGACAAGGCCTATCATGCGCGCTTCGTGGAATTCGGCACGCAGGCCGGCAAGCGCGGCGGGCGGGTTTCATCCCGCCGGTCACGGTCGGGAACGCGCAGGTCGCACCGCACGCACCCGGGAACGGCCGCGCAGCCCTTCTTTTTCGTCTCCTATCGGGCGCTGAAGCGCCGGATCAAGGGCCGGATCACCCGCAAGGTGAACAAGGCCATCAAGAGGATTGCGAACGGTGGCTGACCCGGTCGATCTCCTGATCTATGACGCCGTGCGCGCCCGCCTCGAGGCCGACGCCGGCGTGCACGTGATCATCGCCGACAAGGTCTATGGCGAGCCGCCTGCCGATGCGGTTCACCCTTATGTGACGGTCGTGAGCCCGCAGGTCGTCGACGACACGAATTCTTGCGCGGTGATCGAGCTCGTCGTCATCGAAATTCATTGCTGGTCCCGCGAGCCCGGCCGGATCGAAACGCAGCAAATGGCAGGCGCGGTGCGGGCCGCAATGCGGTCGGCACCGATCACCGTCACCGGTCACGACATCTCGCAGCAGAACCTGACGCAGGTGCGCTTTTCCGATGAGCCGGACGGGCTGACCACGCGCGCCATCGTGATCTTCGAATTCGAGACGACGCCGACGAGCTGAGTCCGAAGCCGCCCTGACCCGCGCCCTGGGCAAGCGCACTGGCGGCGAACATCGCCGTTTCCCTCAACATGGAGCCCCTCATGGCTATCGATCCGATCCCGACCGATACCGAGATCCTCGTGAAGTTCGGTGACGGTGCTTCGCCCGAGACGTTCGCGGTGAAGTGCAGCATCAATCTCGACCGTTCGATCTCGTTCTCGCAGCAATACGAGGAAGACGAACTTCCGGATTGTGACACGCCCACCAACCCGCATTCGATCCGCAGGCAAGTGCGTTCTATCGATCTGGTCATTACCGGCCAGGGCAAGGCCGATGCCACCGATCTCGACTTTCTCATCGACTGGTGGAAAGCCGGCGGCCAGAAGAACGTCAAGGTTGAGATCGGCCCGTCGACGACTGGCCGCAGCATCACAGGCGCTTTCTACATTCAGCTCGAGCTCACTGGTCAGTCCAAGCGTGATGGTGAGTTCGGCATCACGCTTACTCCGGTCGACACGGGCGCGCTGGTCGTCGCGGATCTCGCGTGAGCCGGTCCGCGAAGATCACGCTCGATTTCGGAGACGGGAGTCACGACTTCCGTCTCCGTATCGGCGAGCTCATCGAGCTGCAGGAAAAGTGTGACGCCGGTCCCTTCTTCATCCTGTCGCGCATTCTCACGAAGCAGTGGCGCACGCAAGACGTGTCCGAGACCATCCGCCTCGGCCTTATCGGCGGCGGCCTGCGGCCTCCCGAGGCTCTGGCGCTGGTCACCCGCTACGTGTTCGACGTTCCGGACTGGCTGGAGAATGCGAAAGTCGCCGAGGCGATCTTGACCGCGGCCATACGCGGGGCGGAAGACGAACCGCCGAAGGATCGATCGGGAAAAGCGGCGGGGGAGGCGGAGACGGCGAGCCCGAACTCCCCCGAGGCAAATGGCGATGGGCCGGAGTCTTCGCCAGCGCAGCCGTAATGGGGCTGCAGAACGTCGAGGCGATGAGCCTCTGGCAATACCGCCAGTCGGTCGATGGCTGGAACGCCGCGCACTCCACCGGAAAGGCGCGGCCCCCCACGCAGGAAGAGCATGAGCGCCGGGTCTTCGAATCCGCGCTGCGCGAGCTGAGGAGCAAGGAGCGAAATGGCGACTGATGTCGAACAGCTGCGCGCGCTCCTGACGGGCGATATCCGCCGATACGAAGCGTCGATGAACAATGCGATGCGCGCGACCAATCGCGCCGCAGCGGGCATCGAACGCCGCTTCCAGCAGACCCAGCCGAACATCGCCCGGTCCATGGCCGCGGTCGGCCGAACGGTGACGACGGCCTTCGCCGGTATTGCGACCGCGCTGGCGGTCCGCGAGGTCATCCAGGCCGGTGATGCCTGGACGCAGTTCGGGAACCAGCTGCGCTCGGTGGCGACCGATGTCGGGCGTCCCGTGGCGAGCCTCGACGAACTCGTCGACGTGGCCATGGAGACGCGCACGGCGCTCGGCGCCACGGTCGAGCTCTACACACGGATGGAACGTGCGGGCTCCCGTCTCGGCCGCACGCAAGAGGACATGGTCCGCATCACGCGGATCATCAACCAGGCATTCCTCGCTGGGGGTGCGAGTGCCTCGGAGCAGGCCTCGGCCATCACGCAGCTCTCCCAGGCAATGGCCGCCGGCGCGCTGCAGGGCGACGAGCTGCGCTCCATCCGCGAAAATGCGCCCCTGCTTGCGCAGGCGATCGCCGACGCGATGGGCGTATCGGTCGGCGCGCTGCGCGACCTTGGCGCGGAAGGCGCCATCACCGCCGATATCATGATGCGCGCCTTTGAAATGGCCGAAGGCCGGATCTCGGCACAGACGGAATCCATGGTCCTGACCGTCGAGCAGGCCATGACGAACCTCCGCACGGCGGCGCTTCAGGCCGTTGGCGGGGCAGACACGGCCGCTGGGGGCACGAGCCGCCTCGCTGAAGCGATCGACGATGTCGCGCAGACCATCCAGGACAACCGCGAGGGAATTGAAGATTTCTTCCAGATGATGGTTACCGGCGCCCAAGCTGCGGTAACGGCGGTCGCGCGTCTGGCGGACTTTTTCTCTTTATCGAGCCAGGAAGCGGCAGACGGTATCCAAAGCGTCGCCAATGCCATCGAGTTGGGGCAGCTTACAGGCCGCCGCGAAATCGCTTCGCATTTGCGCGGCACGATGAACGGTGAAGAATTCGGCGCAGCGCAAAGGCGGCTGAACCAGCTGTTCGAAACCGATTATCTTTACTCGGACCCGTCGCGTCTCGATACGCGGGGAACACAGCAGCTTGTCGAGTATCTGCACGAAATCGCCGCTCGGTATCGAGATGCCGCTGAGGCGCGCCGCGAATTCGCAGACGAGAACGGTGATGGCGCTCGCACGCCAAGTGGCTCGGGAGCCGGATCTGGCAGCTTGCTTCCTGCGCGGCCAGAAACCGACGAGGCTCGCCGCGCCCGCCAGGCCCGCGACCGACTGGAGTTGACGCGCCAGATCGAGATCGCGGAGGCACAAGGCGATCAGAAGCGTCAACAGGCGCTGCAGAGCCAGCTCGATCTTTACAACCGCACGATCGAATACCAGGAAGCCGGCCTGGCCATGGCGCGTGAGCAGGCGATCGTCGACCAGGCGATCGTCGATGCCGCTGCCGAGGTCGAGCGTCACAAGGAAAACTATCTCGAGCAGCAAGAGCGGGCGGTCGAACTGGCCGAGGCGCAGCTGCAGCATGAACTGGCGATTGCGCAGGCGCTGGGCGATGACGCCCGGGTTCGCCAGCTGGAACGTGAACTGTCGGTCCGCGAGCGCATCGCGGAACTGACCGGATCCGGCACAGACCCCGAAAAGGCGGCCGCCATCGCGAACCGCGAGGCCGATGCCCTCATGCTGGCTGAGCGGCAGGGCGAATTCCGCGAGACCTTCCGCCGCACCTTCTCCGACGGCATCCTCGCGGCCCTGCAGCGCGATGAAGAGGTGTTCGCCCGCTGGGTGCGTGACGGCGCCACGCGCGGACTGGAGCAGGCCCTGAACCGCCTCGCCGACCAGTTGTTCGACCTGTTTTCGCAGATCGGCCAGAACGGCAAGGGCGGCGGGGGACTGCTCGGCGGTGTCGGCGGCTGGCTGGCCAATCTCATCACGGGCGGTCGCGGCGGCCCTCCCGCGATCGGCAAGTCACCCGTCAGCGCGAATTCGCCGGCGGTCACGTCGGCGCTTCCGCCGGCGTTTAACGTCCCGGTGCCGGTCGCGGCCGCCCCGGCCTCGTCCCCGATCATCGTCAACGAGTTTCACCTCCACGCAGAGGGCGCGGTGATGACGGACGAGCTGATGAACGAGTTTCAGGCCAAGGTCGATGAGTCCCGTTTCCAGACGCTGACGACCGTCCAGGGCGCAGCCGCAAAACAGGCGAAGTCCGCCCCCTACAAGCTGAGGTGAACCGATGGCACTGACCCTGCCGACCTGCCCCCCGGCGCGCCAGTTTTTCCCGCGGCTGGTTCAGAGCCGAAACGATCTGAACCCGGCCTTCGGCGGCCCGGACGCGCGCGAGGCGCGACTGGGCGGGCGGTGGGCCTTCGAGATCGAACTCGCCGCGATGGAATACGACACTTTCATGGACTGGTGCGACCTCGAGGCTGAGACCGACACGGTGGTCTGGCAGATCCCGCAGCCGGGTGTCACGACAAGCGGGGAGGGCACGCCCCGCGTGAAGGGGGCCGGACAGTCCGGCGACTCGCTCCTGGTCGACGGCATCACGGCGTCCTATGCGATCCAGAAGGGAAGATGGCTGTCCGTCATCACGAGCGGTCAGCGCTATCTCTACTGCGTGAAGACGGCCGTCACGGCCAATGGAAGCGGCGAAGCCCTTGTTCCGGTGAGGCCGCTGATCCGGTTTCAGCACGCCGACAATGACGTCGTCGAACTGGCCACGCCGAAGATTGAGGGGCTGGTCCGGTCCGGATCGGTCAACGGCGCGATCCTCAACCGGTATCAGCGCCATGGCGGGCATCTGAAAGGCCTGAGCTTCACGATCACGGAGCGCGCGTGATGGATTCGGCGCTGATCGCGGAATTCGAGAAGGGTGGTTACCGGGTTTTCGAGGCCGTCCAGATCGAATGGGAGGCCGAAGACGCGCCGGTGATGCGCCTGGTCTCCGGCGGCTTCGTGACATTCTCGGTCGACGGATCGGACGAAACTTTCATCGCGCGGGACACGATTTATGGCGTGCTCGGCAGCGTGTCGGCGTTTCGCGACGGCATCGAAGCGCAAGCGCCGCGCGGCGAAGTCACGCTGCTCGGCCCGTCCTCTGACGGCATCGGCTATATCAGCGCCGAGAAGTCGCAAGGCTCCCGCGTGCGCATCTGGAACGGCGCGGTCAACCCCTCGACCGGGGCGGTGGTCGGCGCGCCCGAACTGATCTTCGATGGTGAGTTCGACTATGCCGACATTCCGACCGGCGCGTCTTCGACGGGTTGGGTGCTGAATATCGGCACCCGCCAGGAACGCCAGCTCGAGCCGGACGCACAGCGCCGACTGACCGACGCCTATCACCAGTCGGTGTGGCCGGGCGAGCTTGGCTGCAAGAACGTCTCCGCCGTGAACCGCAAGATCTATTGGCGTCTGGCGACCCCGACCGGTGGTGTCGGCGGAGGGGGAGGCGGTGGCGGCGGGAACGGTGGCGGCGGCGGGATCGTCGACCTTCTTTAGCGGATTTTCACGCATGAACGAACTGATCAAGCGCCAGCGCGCTGCGCAGGCGTGTATCGACGCATTCCTGCACCGCCCCCTCAAGTTCGGCGTTCATGACTGTGTGCGGCTGGCGGCCTTCAACTGCCGCAAGCTCGGTATCGCCGTCCCGGACCTTAAGGGCCTGAAATACCGCACCGAGGCCGGGGCGGTGAAGGCGCTCAAGGCGCAGGGCTATGCCGACCTGATCGAGGCCGTGGACGCCATGGGCTTTGCACGCATCGCACCCGCCACGCGGTGGCCAGCGGATATTGTCGCGCTCCCGCCCGCCGAGGGCACGCCTTGGGGTGCGTCCCTGATGATTGCTGGCACTAACGGACGCCTCATAGGTCTTTCAAACGGCGTTTTTCACGTTGTCGAACCCGCTCAATTCGTCTGCGCCTGGCGCGTTCCTGCCGAAGGGTAATCCGACCTATGGCTGATCCGATTTCCGGCGCGATAGCGGCCATCGTCACGGCTTCAGCGAGCGTGCTCACCGCAGGTTTTACGCAAAGCGTTGCTACGACTCTGACATCATTTGCGGTGCAAGCTGCCGGCACGGCCGTTCTCTCCACCGCGATCAACGCGGTGGTGCAGCCCTCGGTCGGCGCGGGCGGATCCCCGACACAGTGGCAGAGCGACACCGATTCCGGTGTGCCCTTCGTCATGGGCCGCCGCGCGATTGCCGGTCACGCCGTTCATATCGACGAGTGGGGCCCGGACAACCGCTATCTGTCGGTGGTCAACGTCTATTCCGGCGCGGGCCCGATCAAGGCATTCGGGGACTTCTACGCCGACGAGACGGTGGTCAGCTTCGGCGGTGCCTATAACAAGGTCTCCACCGGCTCCTACAAGGACGTGATGTGGATGGACCGGCGGATGGGGGCGCAGCCCGACACCGCGCTGGCCAGTCCGACCGACCCCGCTATCGCCGGCGCACTGCCGGGCTGGACGTCTTCCTACAAGCTGTCTGGCAAGGCCTCGTCCATGTGGACGCTCGCCCTCGACAAGGAGCGCAAGCGGTATCCCGCGGGGGCCCCGAAGCCCCTGCAGGTCATCGAAGGCATTTACGGCTACGACCCGAGACTGGACAGCACCTATCCCGGCGGCTCCGGCTCGTGCCGTCTGAATGACCGGTCGACCTATGTCTGGATCGAGAACCCGATCATCGGGGCGCTGAATTTTGCGATCGGTCTGCGGGAGAATGGCAAGGTCGTTGCCGGGATATCCGATGAAGACACGCCCAGCCTGAACGGCATCGACACGGACGCCTTCATTACCTGCGCGAATGTCGCTGATGCCAATGGCTGGACGATCAGCGCGCACTGGACCTCCAAGGACGACAAGCACCAGGTCTACCTCGCCATGCTGCAGGCGGGCGGGGCGAAGGACTGCACGGTCGCGGGCAAGCTCTCCTGCTATACGCGCGGTGCGCCGAAGACGAGCGTCGTCACGATCAGCGCCGCCGACACCGCCGGTCCGGTCGAGATCTCGACCGCGGCCCCGCGCATTGGCCGCGTCAACACCATCATCCCGCGCTGCGTCCTTGAGACGCACAAGTGGGAAATGACGCCGTGCGATGAGGTGTCGGTCGCGGCGCACATCACGACTGACCGGGCGAAGCGCTCGCGCGGCATGGATTATCCGTTCGTGCCCGACGCGGTGCAGGCGAGCCAGCTGGCGGGCCTCGACATTGAGGACAGCCGGGAGCCGATCACCGGGCGCATGCCGCTGAAGCGCTACATGCAGCAGCTGAAGCCGGGCGATGCGTTCACGATCACCGAGCCCGGCTTTTCCCTCGACGGGTTGAAGGCCGTCGTGGTCGATCGGGAGATCGACACGGCGAGCGGGATCGTCACGATCACCTTCCGGTCCGACACCGACGCGAAATACGACTTCGCACTCGGTCTCGACCCGACCCCGCCGACCTATCCCGAACTGACGCCGCCCGATCCGAATGACGTTCCGGCGGCATCGTCTGACGACTGGGATGTGACAGGCACCAGCGTCACCACGGGCAGCGGGCAGACGCTTGTCGGGCATCCGGCGCTGAGTGTGACGGGCGACTTCGTGAACGAAGACGTCGCAAGCGCGGTGATCGAGTATCGCAAGGCGGCCGACAGCGCATGGATCTACCACGGCGAATTCGCGTCGGTGGCGGACTTCGAAACGCTGATCCAGCCGCTTTCGCCCGACACGATCTATGACGTGTCGATCCGTCTTCGAAACATCTTCGGCGTCCTGGGCGACGAGACCGATCGCCTGGTTATCGAAGACGTTCAGACCCCGCCTTTCTTCACGTCTGACGACAGCGTGAATTTGGGCGGCGTGCCGGCGGGCACGGTTCACCAGCGCGTGGAGCGCCTGATCGCGGGCCTCGGCGCGGTCGCGGCGGGGGTGCGCGTCGAGCAAGTCGAGCGCGCGACCGAGGACGGCGTCCTTCTCGCGTCCATCACCACGCTGTCCGGCGAGATCGATGACGTCGAGGGATCGATCGTTGATATCCTCGCGCTCGAGATCGATCCCGAAAGCGTGCTCGCGCTGGCCTTCACCGAGATCGACGGGCGGCTTGACGACGCCGAGGGCACGATCACCGACATTATCGCGCTCGAGATCGATCCCGGCTCGGTCCTGATCCAGCGTTTCGAGACGGTCGAGGGGCGCGTTGACGATACCGAGGGCTCGATCAGCGATATCATTTCGCTCGACCTTGATCCCGGCTCGGCGCTGCTCACCCGTTTCAGCGATATCGAGGCAAGCGTCGAGGACGTCGAGGGCGCGATCACCGAGGAGGCGAGCGTCCGCCTGACCGGAGATCAGGCCAATCTTGCGCTGATCGAGCGTTTGACGGCGGGCCTTGGCGCGACCAGCGGCGCGCTGACCGTCGAGCGCACGGTCCGCGCGAGCGAGGACGCGCTGATTATCGCGGACGTGACCACGCTTGAGGGCCGGGTCGATGACGCCGAAGGCACGATCACCGATATCCTCTCGCTGTCGATCGATCCCGAGAGCGTCCTCGCGTCCTCGATCATCGATCTCGACGGGCGGCTCGACGATGCCGAGGCCGGGATCGTGGACATTCTGGCGCTCGATATCTCGCCTTCGTCCGCGCTCGCCCTGCGCTTTACCGATCTCGAGGCCGAGCTCGACCCGGAGGAGGGCGGTTCTTATGCCGCCGGCGTGCAATCGAGCCTCTCCGCGCTCGCCACGGCTGACGAGGTCGCGGCCGCCATTCGTGAACGCCTGATCGCGGAGACCGCCGCGGCCCGCGCGACGATGACGGCCGAGCGGCAAATCCGCATCACGGCGGAGGGCCTACTCGCGAGCGATATCAGCACGCTCGAGGGCGAGCTTGACGTTGAAGACCCGGACAGTGTCGCCGGCACGCTGTCGGGCGCGATCAACGATATCCGCACGCTCGATCTCGACGCGCTCGACGGGAGCGCGCTCGCCGCGCTGGTGATCGAGGTCGAGGCGGAGTTCGATCCCGAGGGCGAGGGCCTCGCCGCGACCGTCTCAGCGATCAACCTCACCTTCGTCACGCAGTCCGATATCGACGAGACAATGGCCCTCTTTGGCCTCGATGTCGGGTCCGCCTATTCGGTCACGACCGCCCTGTCCGATCTCGGCGACGATATCGACGGCGTGGCGGGCGATCTCGATACGCTCGAGCTATCGGTCGCGGACATTGCGGCGGAATACGTCACCGAGGCTGATATCACCGGCGCGCTGGCTGCCTATGATATCGACATCCAGACGCAATTCAGCGACGTCGACGACGCGCTAGACGGGATCGACACCTCGATTTCCGGGATCAATGCTTCGCTCACCTCGCTTGCGACCGCCGACCTGGCGAGCGCGGCGTCCCGTGAGAACCTTCTCGCCCTGCTCGGTTCGGCGCGCGCGGAAACCAATGTCGAGCGGATCGTCCGCGCCGGGGAAACCTCCGCGCTGTCGGGGCAGATCACCGATCTCGAGGCCGAGTTCGACGACGAGGAGGCGGGCAGTTTTGCCGCCTATGTCAACGAGACCTTCGTCACCTTTGCGGGCTTCTCCGATGAATTGGAGGGGGCGTATTCGGCGCTCGATCTGACCCTCAACGCGACGTGGAACGATCTCGCCGATGGCGTTGAAGACTTGGCCGAAACGATTGACGGCGTGCCGACCGTCACGCCGGGCCTGTCGTCTCTGGTCAGTGTCCTCGCCGAGGCGCTGATCGACGCGAGCGATCCCGACAACCCGGTCGCGCTGGCCTTTTTCGAGATCGCCCTTGCGGCCACGGGAAGCGAACCGGCGCTCTTGCGCCTGACCACGGGCGGCGGCGACCCGGCGGTCCTCGCGGCGGAAAGACTGGTTGTTGGCACCTTCGACGGCGCGGGCGATCTCGCCGATTACGTCGATGTGATGGAGTTCGAAAGCGGCTTCGCCCGGATGCTGACCGAAATGCGCCTCGCCGTAAGCGCGGCGCTGACCGCCTATGCCGACGAGGGCGGGGGCGGGGAAGTGGAGATCTTCCGCCTCATCAACGATCCGACGCATGGCGCGGAAATGTTCCTGCGCGACCGCGACGGAAATATCCGCGCTGAATTCTCGCACGACCGGACTTTCGTTGACGGCGCTATCGTCCGCCCGCCGACCGCGACCAAGCTCTTGAGCGCCGACGCCGAGGCGAATTACGGCGTCGGGTCTGCTGGCCCGGAAACCACGATTGCCAGTGTCCGGCTTGACGGCGTGACGATCCCGAACGTGCTGACACTTCACGGCTCGCGCCTCAAATCCCGCGCAGGCGCGAACGCGGCGGATAATACCAGCGTGGTCGTGACGTGGCGGCTTCGGGCCGGCACCGGGCCGAATACCCATGTCCAGACGCTCGCCTCCGGCCTCATCTCCTATAACCAGCCGGGCGGGACGGTCCTCGAGCAGTCCAACGACTTTTACGACGAGGCGGTCGTGAACCGGATTTACACGCTCGACGAGACTTTGACCGGCGAGGTCTGGATCAATCTGACCGTCCAAGTCACCGCCGCCGCGAATAATGGCGACAAGGCGTATTTCGAGGGCAATGCGGTCGCCGAGGCGTCCCGCACCGCCCTGACCGTTTCCGTTCTGCCAGGCGGCTGCGATGCCGCGACCGCGATCTAACAGAGGATCAATCGCCCATGGCCTATATCAACCCTATCGACGGCTCGATCAGCGGCACGCCAGCGGTCGATTTGACCCGCGTCGGCGACGAGGCCGCGCTCCTGTGGGAGACGCTCGGCAAGCCCTCGCTGATCCTGCGCCCGCGCGACAACCTGTTTTACGAGCGCGAGCGGTTTGGCGATGCGCAGTTGAAAAAACACCTCTCGTTCAAGGATGCGATGACGGCGTTCACGCGGTCCTCAAAGCGCCGGGATGATGCGGCGACCGGATTGCAGGGTGCGCTCGTCGGGCCGTTTGTCGAGGCGGCGAACGACCTGCCGTGTATCAGCCGCGCGGGCCTGCGCCTCGGCGGTGCGGTCACGAATTACATCCGAAACGCGCTGTTTGAGGGCGCGAGCGGGGCCACACCGCCGCCAAACTGGTCGGTCGCGATGGCCGGGCTGACGGTCACTTATACCATCATCACCTTTATGGGCTGGCCGGCGTTGCGCGTCGATGTTTCGGCGGGAACGGCGAACGGCAGTTCGACTCAAATCCTATTTGAAAGCCCGACACAAATCGTGTCCACGCCGACAAACCCTTTCACCGGCGGCGTTGCGCTCGCGCTTGTCTCCGGGGTGTGGCCCGGTTCGCCCGTGCTGCGAATGCAGGGCCGAAATACGGGAGGGTCGCTGCTCGGCGAAACGACGCAGGCGGTCACGTATTCGGATTCCAATCTCCGGCGTTACTCTGCCACGCGCACCATGGCGGTGAGCGAAGATCGTGCGTCCTTCGGTATTGGTTTCGGAGCGCTGTCGGGGGCCGTAACTGCATTCAGCTTTGTTGTTGTTGCGCCGACTTGCACGCAAACGCCCTTCGATCCGGGGCCGATCTTCCCCGCGGCGGGCGCGCCGGGGAATTCCTCGGCCGTGGCGGATGCCTTCTACAGGTCGACCGGCGATTGGTGCAATCCGAACACGGCGTTCGCGGCGGTTTCGATCATGGAGGTCGGCGGCTTGAGCGGCGTGTCTTTTTCGCCTGGACCGATCTTTTCTGATGGCTCGTCGAATAACGCCGTTTCGCTCGGCGTGAACAATGTAAACGGAACGCTTTTCGGTTCCGCCCGAGAAGGGGGGGCGGCAAACATGAGCATTTCGAACGGCACATTTTCGGCGGCGGCCGGCGACAAGGTCGCCCTCGCTATGGCCTTCAACGGCACGACGCTGACATGGGCCGCAAAGGTGAAGGGTGATGCGATTGTGAACGGTTCCGGGGCCGCGTCCCTGTCGGGCCTTGATCGCTTCTCGCCGTGCGGCGGCTCGACCATGACCTATGGCGGCGGCCCGGCGCGCCTGATCGAATCCATGGTCTGGCCGGAAGCCAAGGATGCGACCTTCCTCGAAAACCTCGTCAACCGCGTGGAGTATGTCTGATGCCTGAAAACGGATATCTCTTGCGCTTCGCCGATGCGGCGGCGGCGCTGGCCACCTGTCCCACTTTGTTCGCCGAGGGCGAGGACGGCCCGGCCCTGACCGGCGGGGCGATGGATCGCTCCGGCACGGTTTACGAGACCGCGCCGGTCTCGCCCGTCTATGGCGAGGTGATCGATCCCGAAACCGGCGAGCCGGAAATCACTACGCCCGGCACGCCCGGCACGCTGTTTACGGGCTTCGTCGTGATGATCCCGCTCGGCCATCCCGCCGCGGCCGAGGCGCTGGCCGCCGACCCTGATCCCTTCATCGATCCTGCCGAGGGGCAGGAGGCGTATTACACCTGATCGCTTCATCGTCTGAAAAAGGAGAAACCCATGACGAATGCGAAAGCCCGCGCGGCGGCCGATGCCGCGCTGAATGATCTCGAAACCGAGGAAGTGTCCCGCGCCGAGGGATGGACCGAACGCGCGGCGAAGATTGCCGCCGACCGCGCCGCGCTCGAGGCGGAAATGACCGAGAACGCACCGCGCACCGCGAAGGGTGTCGGCGCGATGAAAGCCGTTCACCAAGCCTTGCGGGGCGGTTCGGCCATCGACCGCATTCGCGCCCGCCGCGCCGAGCGCGCCGCCGGCTGATTCCGGCGAACGCCATTCGCTGACACCGCCCGCCCGGCACAGTGTTCGCGGCGGGCTTTTTATTGAGGACAATTCCATGACCACGAAACGCAAAGCGCGGGCTTCGGCCTCGACCGCCGCCACGAATGCCGGCGCCCCCATGACCCGCGATGAAATGGAAGCCGCGCTCGCCGCGCCCGAGCTCGATCAGGCGCGGGACTTCGCCGAACGCCTCGACGGGCTTCGCGCGCAAATCGTCGCGGCGGCGAAAGAGGCGAAAACCGCCAAGGGCGCGAAGGCGCTCGCCGAGATCGCCGGGCGCATTGTCACGCCCGATCAGATCAAGGCCGCGACCGAGCGCGCGAAAGCCCGCAAGGCCGCGAACGCGGGCTGATCCCATGGACCTGCCTCAATCCCCTCTCGGCTGGGCGAATTTGTTTGCCCATGCCTGGGCGGCGGCCGCCTATCTGACGGCCGCGATCGCCGGCGTGCGCGCGCTGCGCTGCGCCTATGACCATGTGCCCGCCTGGCCGCTCTGCCTTGTGGTCGACGCGACGCGGTGGGTGTTCGGGCGATCCATGTCGCCGCGCGCCTGGCGGCCGCGCGATTTCGTGTCGCTCGGCGTGTTCGGCGCGGTGCTGGCCTGCCTGTTCGGTGTGTCGATCGAGGTCGAGTTCTTGACCGGCATGGACTGGCGAAAGCTGGGCGGCGTTCAGGCGTTGCAACAGGCGGCGGGTCATGTCGTGACCGGCTCGGCGCTGATCATACTTCATTGCGGCATCGCGCTGCGCTTTCAAAAGGACAGGGAGGCGGGTCGATGACGGTCGAGCCTAATGCTTTGCAGCGTGTGCTGTCGCTCATCAACTCGGCGGCCGACCTGGTCGTCCTGTCGATTCTGCTCGTCGTGCTGACGATCTTCATTCTGCCCGGCACGCAGCGCAGCTGGGCCTATGCCGCCTGCGGCATCGGCATGGGTGTCGCCGGCGGGCTGGCAGCGCGCTGGTTCGGCCTGTCGGAAGGCTGGGTCATTATCGGCACGCTCGTCGGGGTGATCTCTGGCCCGGCGACCGTGATCTATTTCCAGAATAAGACGGTCTCCGAAGTGTTCGAAGAGATCAAGGCGCTGCGCGAAGGGCGCCGATCGGGCGGGGAGGGCGAATCATGAGCCGCCTGGTCCTGTCCCGCATCAAGCACGATGCGAACGCCACCCAAGGCGAGCTGACGCTCGACGGTGTGCGGCTTTGCTACACGCTTGAAAACCGGCCGCCGCGCGACGAGGGCGTGAAAGAGCCAGGCCTTTCGCGGATCCCGGCCGGAACCTGGCCGTTGCAGCTGCGCACCGAGGGCGGGTTTCACACTCGCTATGCCTCCATGTTCGGCGCGGCGCACCATGGCATGGTCGAGATCCTGATCCCCGGCTGGAAATACGTCCTCTTCCATATCGGCAATTACCATTCCGACACCGATGGCTGCGTGCTGCTCGGCTCCGAACTCGGCACCAGCCCGGCGAAGGGCCTGTGTGTCTGGCGGTCGCGGGACGCCTACAGGGAAGTCTATCCGCGCCTGCTCGAGGCGGTCCGGAACGGCGCATCGTTAGTGATCGAGGACGAAGGGGAGTGCCGCGCATGATTGCCCGCCTCCTGCTGCCGGCCGGTGCCGGCTTCGTCCTCGGCGTCTTCGCGCTGCTGTTCGTCGGCGTGCCGCTTCTCGTGCCGAGCTGGCTGACCCTGCATGACCGGGTGCAAGCCCGCGAGGCTGCTGCCGCGGGCCATGCCGAGGCCTTCGACGTGTCCGAGGGGCGCCGCGCCAGCGAGGGCCGCGACGCCATCGCCACGGTCGAGGATGAGCGCGGCAGCTGTTCGGCCCGGCTGGCCGCGCAGCGCACCGCCTATGAGGCCGCGATCGACCGCATCACCGAAAGGATGGACCCCGATGCTCCGACTTGCCCTGACTCTCGCGGTGTGCGCCGCATTGAGCGCCTGCCAGACCATGCGGCCCCGGTGGTCGACCCCGAGTGAAGCGGCACCGCCCGCCCTGTCCCCGGCCATCTGTGCCGCAACCGAGCCGGAGCCGGACGTGCCAGACGGCGCCGGCTATCCCGAACCGCTTACGGTCGAGGAAGAGCGCGCCGTCGCCCGGCTCGAGGCCTACCGCGCAGAGTTGACCCTGTGGGGCCGCCGCGGCTGGGGCGTGGTCAGCCTGGCGCAGAAGGCCTGTCCGGCTGACCCTGCATAGAACCCTGCATAATCGGAGCCGGTTTTGGAAAAGAGTTAACGCGCCAACGGATTCGTCCAGAGCGGCTCGACCGTGATCCGCTTCCGGTCGCGTTCCCCGCACTGGCTGCAGACGGCATGCCGCCGCAGCCGGGCCGCTTCCCTAACCGTGTCCATGCCGTCCGTCACCTCACGCCGCGATCGATGCCGGCAGGTGTGGCAGTGGATCCGGAATGCGTAGACGGTCGGCTCGATCATCTAAGGAGCCAAGGCAGGGCTATCAGCGCCAGACCCGCCACGACGAAGAACGGCACGATGACATAGAGGCCGAGGCGCTCGCGCAGCGTGAGGGGCGGGTCGTTATCGTTCATGCCATTGTCGGCAGGTGCCATTTTATAGCGACCGGGCGCACCGCCCACCCGAACATGGCGCCGCGCGGATGACGAACGAAAAAGCCTCGCCCCTCCCACTCAGCGCGCTGCCAGAACCAGATCGTGTGAACTTCAAATCGACCCGAGTCGCGAACGGCTTTTGAGAAAATCCGCAAAGCCGCTGCTGATTCCTCGACCGTACATAAAGCGGAGTTGCTCACGGCTTCGTCCTCTCCAGCGCTTCTGCTGCAAGGTTGATAGCGTCCACAACGTCACGACGTACAACTCCGTCTGAATACAGAGCCTCACGCTCTTCCTTGCTGAGTACCCAAAGCATCTGCTCGTGAAGCGTTCGAATTTCTTCCGGTGCGGGGCGGCCTCTGGCCACCGCCTGCCGAATGACAATGAGCGCGTTAACCGCTTGTCTGGCATCGACCAGGGACAGAAGCGAACGAACGCTGTCGGCAAATTCCGGACTTTCTATCACCGCGAGTTCGTTCAGCCGTTCCTCAATATCTCGAGCGTGCTCGATCGCCCGCCGGGCAAGCGGCGCAACCCATGTGCCAGCCAGCCCGGCAACGGCAGCGGCAGCGTTTAGCTTCGTATCCAT